AGCTTATTCGAATTAAATTATTTCTTTTTTCCTTAAAAATAAAATGTTTTTCAAAATAAATTCTTTAAATTATCATAAATAATTTAAAAATTAGTAAAAATAAAGTAAAATTAACGTTAATCAATTTCTTCCAGTTCCGTTTGCACTTCAACAGATTCATCCACTTCTTTCACATCTGGCTGCTCCGCTTGTTCTTTAATTTCTTCAAATCTTTGATCTTTTTCATCTATTTCCTCGTGCTGCTTCGCTTGAAGTTGCCTTGCAATTTCAGAAACATTATGATACGTTGTTCCAATTTCTTTTAATTCTTCATCTTTCCAACACCCTCTTTCTTTAGAAACATCAATAATTTGTTTGACATTCTTTAACATTTGAATGATTATCGGTGATTCAGAGTTAGATTCCATATTTTAATATAGATAATAAATATTTTTTTAAATAGATTAAGGAAAGAAGAATAAATAAAGTGATATTATCTATAAAATTTACTGGTCCGCAAATGTAATTCCTGCATTGGTCGCAGAATTTAAATAACCGTTGATAAACCAGTTTGTTCCGTCGCAATAGACCTCGGCCCAAGTTCCACAATCAGGCGTGAGAAAGTTAATTCTGGAGTTAGAGCTGCCGTTGGGGTGGGCGGCGATGTTGTCGGCAGTAGCGCCAATATCGTGCTGGATAATTCCGCCAAAAAAGAAATTGGCATCCGCGCCAGTATTTAACTGGAAGTCGTGCGCATCGGCGGCATTACCAACATATGTAAATCTGTAATATAACCCATCAGCAGCAGTTGGAAATGTAAAAATTGTGTCGCCTGCTAATCCCGCTGCAAGAGGACCTACAATTATGTTCTTACCACTTTGTGAGGCGACGAGGGACACCGTAGCAGTTCCTTTAGCAAACCCTTTTAACGTAGTATCGTTGAGTTCCGTATTCCCTTCAACCTGTAAATTCTGAAAATTTCCATCTTTTAAACATCCTACTTCCGCCATTTATTTTATACTTATACATAGAAAATAATTTTAAGTATTTTAATTCATCCAAAAAAGAGTTTATTACATTTTCCCAAATTTTTTTTCTATGTATAAGGTATAAAAACAATGGGAGGAGGATTAATGCAACTTGTCGCTTACGGAGCTCAGGATATTTACCTTACGGGTAACCCACAAATCACTTTCTTCAAAGTTGTCTATCGCAGACACACTAACTTCTCGATGGAAGCTATTCAGCAGACTTTGAATGGATCCATCGGTGCCAATGGGTCGCAAACATGTACTATTTCCCGCAACGGTGATTTAGTAGGCAATACTTTTATTGAACTTGATCTTAACACTAATGCCGCCGAGGGTAAAGTGTATGAATTAGTTGACAATGTAGAGGTTGAGATTGGTGGACAACGCATCGATAGGCATCACGGTGACTGGAATGCCATCTGGTGGGAATTATCAACCCCGGAATCGAAAGTAAATGCACTTAAGAACTTGCTAACACAGCAGACTGGATACTCAGATGCTACCAAATGTTCGATTCACTACCCGTTGAACTTTTGGTTCTGTCGCAACCCCGGTCTTGCTTTACCACTTATTGCCCTTCAATACCACGAAGTCAAGTTAAAGATTACATGGGGAGATGGTATTGGATCAAGTGATACTGCGAAAGTATGGTGTGATTACATCTACCTTGATACGGATGAGAGACGTAGATTCGCCCAGGTTTCCCACGAGTACCTGATCGAACAGGTTCAGAGAGAAACATCCGCCGCGGCGTCGTCATCTGTTAAACTCAACTTTAATCATCCAGTAAAAGAATTAATTTGGGTTGTTTCGCCGAGCGCGAACAGTTATGGTACGGGTTGTCGTTTCGTTCCCCTGAATAATGCTGATAATATTACAAGTGCGGCTTTAGCGACGCACGCCGCTAGCACGTGGCATCCGACTGATGGCGATAATGAAGTCGATGTAAAATTACAATTAAATGGACACGACAGAATGGCCGTTCGTGAGGCTAAATATTTCCAGGAGGTTCAACCGTATCAATTTCATACGAGAGTACCAAATGCTGGTGGAAGAACTCACACTTTCGATTGGGGTAGCGGTGTGGGAGGTGCTGCAGGGGGCGCTCTAACCTCCACGGAGACGACAGATGCCTTTGTAGTAGGTGGAGCGAGAAAACCTATGAGATATAAAGGTGGTCTTATCTCCACCGCGGTGATTTCAGGTAATACTCCCTCTGTCACCGTCTACCACGGAACTACGGGAGGGGTGGGGCATACCACGACCGACGTGATCGACCTTTCCGCGGACGCTGCTACGCTCACAGGCTCGACCCCCAATGGGACCGCGGCAAGTGCTGCATCGTCAACCCTCAACGTCGGCATCACGCTACCTGTAGTCGCTGGGGCGCCACTCGGTACTTTCGCGGACAATCTTTGGGCCGGTGGATTTACTGGTGTGAAGATGAGCGCCGATGCCGCCCTCTGGGTTGGAAGCCTCTCCTTGAATTACGACGAACTCCCCACCCTTATTGCGGGTGATGGAGATGATACTTCAAATATTAACGTATATTCCTTTGCTCTCAAGCCGGAAGAGCACCAACCTTCGGGAACTTGCAACTTCTCTAGAATTGATAATGCTAAGTTAATGACTGGATCTGGTAATTTCAATGGTAATGCGAGCGCCCAACTTAAGGTCTTCGCCGTCAACTACAACGTTTTACGGATCATGTCTGGTATGGGTGGCTTAGCATACTCTAATTAAATATTTATATCTTTATCATAAAATAACTTTTTTCAAAAAATAATATAAAAAATATTATTTTAAGATTCATCAATAATATAAATTAGCGTAAAAATTATTAGTTTAATTCCCCCAGAATTTTTTTCTATATTAAGGTATAAAATAATATGGGAGGTGGATTAATGCAACTTGTAGCTTACGGCGCTCAGGATATTTACCTTACGGGTAACCCGCAGATTACTTTCTTCAAGGTTGTCTACAGACGGCACACTAACTTCTCCATGGAGGCTATTGAGCAGACCTTAAATGGGACGGTCGCTGCCAGCACCTCTATCACAGCGACTATTTCGCGCAATGGTGATTTAGTTGGTAGAATGTATGTTGAACATGACCCAGGCGCCGCCGTCAATGAAAATAATTATGGATACCACATTTTATCAGAAGTTGAGTGTGAAATAGGAGGTCAACAAATAGATAAACACTACAATCACTGGTTGAATACTTGGGCTGAATTAACAGAGCCGAATCCAACTGGTAGTTCGGCAGCCTGTAGTGCGGATTTAGCCTCGAATAATCCAACCAAGTTTCAAAGAATGGCGTGCGCTGGAGGTGTAACTGATAATAGTGCTGATACAGGTATTCTTTTTATCCCACTTCAATTTTGGTTTTGCCGTAATCCTGGTCTTGCTTTACCATTGATTGCCCTTCAATATCATGAAGTTAAAATTAAGATAACATTTAGTGCCGCTCTGGACACAACCGGTACCACTAAATTATATGCTGATTACATTTATCTTGATACGGATGAACGTAGACGTTTTGCTCAAGTATCTCATGAATATTTGATTGAACAAGTACAATATTTTAAATCTGCGGCGGAGGCCAACCTTGAATTAAACTTTAATCACCCCGTAAAAGAACTGATTTGGACAGGCGCATGGTCGTCAGCAGCGGGTACTGGAGGAGGAATTAATGTTGTATTGAATGCTGATCACAGTTATCAATTAAAACTTAATGGACATGACCGTTTTGCAGCCAGAGATAGATTATATTTTACTCGTGCTCAAATTTGGCAACACCACACTGGATACGGTGGGGTAACACTTGCTGATACCATTGCTGTATACTCATTTGCTTTAAAACCCGAAGAACATCAACCATCTGGAACTTGTAATTTCTCGCGAATCGATAATGCACAACTTAACGTAACCGGGACGGCAGAAGCGCTTGAAATATATGCAGTTAACTACAATGTCCTCCGTATCATGTCCGGTATGGGTGGTCTTGCCTACTCTAACTAAGGTTCTTACGAAAACTATATAAATTTATTATCTCATTTTAAGATAAATTTTAAATTCAATTTTTCATTGTGATTCAATTAGTTAATTGTATCAGATTTTTTTTCTAAACTAAGGTATAAAATAATGGGAGGAGGTTTAAT